CCAACCGCAAATCCGATTGATGCTTGCGGCCGTCCGGTTTCCGCCAATATGTTCCGTTGAAATCCTTGAGTCCAGGTTGCATCGGCGCTTGCGTTTTCGCTGGGGTAGGCCAGCAACCAGACGCGTTCTCTGCGATGGGGAGCGCCCAAGGCTGACGCCGGTATGTTTTCCCATTCCGCATCATACCCGCACTCGGCCAAGTCTCCGAGAACTCGGCCAAACCATCCGCCTCGCCGTTCAGCCGGGCCACTAAGCAATGCTGCGACGTTCTCCACGATGACGTAGCGGGGTCGTAACTCGCCAACCAATCGGACGATTTCGGACCAGAGGCCGGAACGGGTTCCTTCGCCCATTCCCCTTTGCTTTCCCGCCACGCTAAGGTCTTGGCACGGAAACCCCCCGGTGATGACATCAACGGCAATTCCGTCTCGAGCCAGAACGTCTGCTGTGAGGGTTCTAACGTCATTGTAGATCGGCACTCCCGGCCAATGCTTCGCCAAAACCTTGCGGGGGAATTCTTCTATTTCGCAGAAGGCAACAGTTTCAAATCCGCCCGTCCGTTCCAATCCTAGACTAAATCCGCCGATGCCGGAAAACAAATCAAGAACACGCAACTTCATTCTGCGGCCTCCGCGTCGGCCCAAATGTCCACGCCCTGCTCGGCGCAATAACTCTCAATGAACGTCTGCATGTCCGCCATTTCGCGGCGGGATAGCTTGCTGGACCGGAAGCCCTGCGGGAAAAACCCTTGCCCGTTCAGGTCAGGCAGGAACGGCGTTTCCCGTCCCATTGCCCGCATGAAGATGCACTTCCACGCTTCCGCGTCCCATGCGCGACCGCCGAGGGTCATCCGCTGCGATACACGCTCAAGCAACGGCCAGAGGCGGCTGTTCTGCGCCAGCGAACGGGTCGGCCCCTTGAACTCGACGCGGGTTCCGTCCGGTAGGGACTTGACCCATGCCACCGCCATTTCGCGATCCACAACGTTGCGGAGGGTGATTTCGGCGCGGTCGGTCATTGCGCCTCCAGTGCCGCCACAAGCGCGGCCTTGTCCGTGGGGTTGATGGTCAGGCTGTCCAAGACCATGCCCACCGGGACAGCGTTATGCAGTTCCGCCGCCAAGCGATCGGCATAGTCCTCCCGGTAGGCGTCACAGCCGCCGAGAAGCAGAAGGAAGGCGGCTGTGCGCTTCATGGTCAAAACGGGATTTCGTCGTCATAGCTGGACGCGCCAGCCTTCGCCGGTTCACGCGGGCGCTCCTCGCGTTCTTCGCGCTTCTCGCCCCCGCCTTGCAGCGTCACGTTGTCGGCGCGAACGGTCAGGTATGTTTTCCCCTCATGTTCGCGCTTCCCGAAGTCACCGGACACGACGACGCGGGTTCCCTTTGTGAGATACTGCGACAGGGTTTCGCCCCGGCTTCCCCACATGGACACGTCGAACCAGATGGTTTCCTTGTCCTTGCGGCTGCGGTCTTCCACGGCGACGGAAAATCCGGTGATCTTGTCCCCGTTTCCTGTGGTTCGCACTACGGCGTCCTTGCCGATGTTCCCGGCGATGACGATGTTTTTCATCAGGCATGTTCCTTTTGTGAGAATGCCGCTTTGCGCGCGTCCTTCGCGGCCATCACGCGCTTGTCGGCCTGCACGGGGCGAGAAAGCCCCTTCCAGACGCGGGAAAGGTCGTCCAAGTCGAACGTGCTTTCGATGACGGCCTGTGCGTCGTTGCAGGCGCGTTCGTGGGCCAGTTCGGCGGCGTCCTCGACCGCGCGGCGGTTGTCCTTGCTGTCGGGGTCGTCCGTGCTGTCATCAATCGCCAGCAGGCCGCAGAGGGCGTATTTGCGGGCGTAGGACGAACAAGCGCCGGTGATCTGCGCGTCGTCCATGCCCTTCTTCTGTAGGGCGTGCATGGCCGCGCCTTGGGCCTCACCGATGATCTTGTCGTTATGCAGCAACGTTGCGGTTGCCACCAAGAACAGCCGGTCGCCGACAAGCGTGATGGTGTCCGTCATGACCAGCGACACGCCTTCCGGCGCAATCTCCTTGAACGCCCGAAGGATGCTTTCGGTGTTGCGGTATTTGTAGCCGCCGAAGGTGTTGTCCTTGTCCTTCGGCGCTTTCAGCTTTGCTTGGATTTCAGCGAGCATCAGACAGCCCTTTTCTCTTGCCGCTCGATTGCCCCATCCGGCACCCGAGGCGCGCGTTTGACGTATTCATCAAGGAAGGTGCGGAGCGGTTCAGGGTCATTGACCCAAACCCACCGCGCGCAAGCGGTGTAGTCGGTCACTTCCCGCACGGTGAAAGTCCGCAGGCCCTTGACCGTCTCGACCTCCTTTGCGGCCAGCACAGCGGCGCGAGCGGCATCAGCGGCGGCGGCGGCTTCGCGCTGCGCCTCCAGATCGGCGGCGCTGGCAAGCGCGGCGGCAATGCGGGCGCGTTCCATAGCTTCCCGCGCTTCCCGTTCCTTGGCGCGGCGTTCGGCTTCCCGTTCTTCGGCCAGCTTGCGCTTGAAGTCCTCGACCGTCTTGGCGAGGCCCTTCTTCATGCGCTCCAGATCGGCCAGGAACGGCTTCCACCGTTCAACCACGGCGTCACACGCGGCCTTGTGCGGGCGGTATTCGTCTTCCTTCGCGTCCTTGGCTTCCTTCTCCACGTCCTTGACGGATGCCAGAAGGTTGTCCACGGCCTTCATCTGGCCTTCGTTTTCGACGGGGGTTCCGTCCAGCCAGTTGGCGACTTCCACGAACAGGCCGTCATGTTCCGACTGGATTATCTCCATCGGGTCCGGCGGGTTGTTGTGGCCGATTGCGGCGGGGGCGTTCATCTTGCGTATTCCCTAGCCATGCGGGCGAAGTCCAAGGCGTGACGCCGTGCAACAAAGGCCATGAGGCGGCGTCCGTCGCGGCGGGCTTCCAGATACCGCTTGATCCACATGTCCCTGCTTCTGATGGCGATGCCGTGCATCCAGCTTTCCACGGTCATTTGCGGATACCCCATGCGATGAACTGACTGACCCATCCGGCGCTGTAGGCTGCGCGGATAACGTCATCGACGGTCTGGTGAAGCGCCTTGATGGCTTCGTAGCGTTCGCCAGCAAGGCGGTTGCGTTCTTCGCCGGCTTGCAGGCGCGAGGTCATGTATGCCGCGTCCGCCCGGTCAAACACTGCCTTGGCGCGCGCAAGGTCGGTCATGGCAGCGCCCCCTGTGCCCATGCCGTGTAGGCGACGAAAGCGCCCAGCATCAGGGCAACGCCGGTCCAGTAGGCCAGCGCATCCCATGCCTTGCGGGGCTTGGGTGCGGCGGGGCGGATGATGGCGGTGCCGATGGCGTCTTCGAACGTGCGGTCGTTGACGGCGGCGATGTGGGCGAGCCGTTCGGCCTCGGCCTTTTCGGCGCGCTCGTCCGCTTCGTCCATGAGGTCGGCAACACGAATGGTCATCACAGCCGCCCCGCGTCTTGCAGGCGGGCATCGGCCTGCGCCTGATTGATGGCGATGGCCTGTGCGTCGGCGGGTTCGGGCTCGACGCTGTGGAATTCGTCCCATGCTTCCTTCATGGCCTCGGCAAGGCGAAGGTCCATGAAGATGGAAATGCGGTTGCCTTTAGCATCCGTGAAGGAAAGCGTCCCGCGCGGTTCCATGCCGCTAAGGCCGTTGGCCTCGCACACGGACACGTCATGGAAGTGGGTCATCGTGGTCATTGCATCATTCCTCGGGTTGAAGAGGTGTCCCCGGCGATGAAGCTGCCTGTTCACCGCCGGGGACGGGCCGCGCGCTTGCACCGTTGTGATGGGGAGACAGGCGGGCGCGCGGATGGGTGTTCACGGAAGCGGCCTCCCTTGCCGTTCGCGCCAAGCGCGATAGTCCGGGTCGTCAATGGTTTCGTGCGGCGGCTCCGGGTCATCCACGTCGGGCGGGTCCGGGTCGTCCGGCGGGTCCGGGTTCACATGCGGCGGGCGCTCGGCCACGGTGCGGTCATTGGTGCCCCGTTCGCAGGACAGAAACGGGACGTGCCCGCTTTCGTCCTGACAGGGCGGGACGTATTGCCCGCAGGCGGCAAGGATCAGGGGAAGGGCAAGAAGGGGGCGCATCAGTGTGCCGCCTCCCAGCGCGCGTCTTCCTGACGGTCGCGCCACTCGTCGGGGTCGAAGGCGTCCGGCGGTTCAAGCCCGTCGCGGACCCGTTCCTCCATCGCCTCGACCGCCGCCTTGCCGATCATGTCGATCAGCATGGTGCGGTTGACCTTCAACTTGCCGATGGTCAGGCGGTAGAATTCAACCGCCCATTCGTCGCAGTCCCATTCGCAGTCGAAGTCGGCATCGGTCTCAAAGGTGTTCCCCTCCAGTTCGATGCTGATGTCATGGCTTTGCAGGCTCATATGCAGTCTCCCGAATTGATCTGCGTCAGGGCTCTGCACGTTGGCGTTGTGCTATCTGACGATCATCTTGGGAACGACTATGCACTAGGTGAATTTGCACGTCAACGGAAAAATACATGTGGTGAATTTGTGTCCGAGGCGCTAGAACCTTGTGCAGGGAAACGGACTGGGAGACGGCATCGAAGCGGGCGACTTCACAGAATCGCCGGGTTCATGCTATGTTCTATCTTTGAAGCCGGGGAACTCGAATGCCGCAAGACTTCGCGCGCGGGCTGGCAACGCTGACAGACGCGCAACTACTGGTTTTTCTTCGCTTGATTACGTCCGGGATGCCGTCGCAAGGGCTTCGGCCCATGCTTTCTGCGCATCAGGGGGAAGCCGACGAAAGGCCCGCACAAGCTGTGCTTCAAGGGCAGATCGGTCGTCCGCGAATATCTCAGCCAAGCTGACGCCCAGCGCGTCGGCACACTTCTTGTAGGTCTCCAGGCGCGCCGTGACGTGGCCCTGTTCGGCCCGCGTAATCGTCGGCTGTGACACCCCTACCATCTCAGCCAATTCGGCCTGCGTAAGGCCGCGTTCTTCTCTGAGCCGTGCAAGGTTCATACCCGCAAAGTAAGCGATTGCCGGGTCCGCTCGCAAATCCACCGGATGCATAGCTGGCGCTTGACCTCTCAATTCACTTAGTGAATAATGGGCGCATGATGACACTGTGCGAATACCTTTCTTCACGCGGGATGCGTCAGGACGAGTTTGCGCGGGCGCTCGGCGTCAGCCAGCCGACCATTTCGCGCTTGGCGACCAAGAAGGGGGCAAGGAACAACCCGTCCCTTGATTTGGCCGCGAAGATTGAACAAGCGACCGGCGGCGCGGTTCCCGTCACGATCTGGCCCCCGTTCAAATATTTCGCGGAACGGGCCGAGGCGGCTGAATGATGGGGGCGCAGGCAATCTCTATTTCCAATGGCGTAACGTTGACGCCCGATGGCTTGCCTGTTGCCACCCAAAGTGGGGCTTCCACTTCGTTCCGTCAACTTGGCGAAAAGTGCAAGCAGCGCACCGAACCGCTGAACGCACCGTTTCCCATCCCGGACCAGCGCGGGGCCTCGCTGGTAGGCTCGATCTACCTCCCTGGACTTAACCCCGGCGCTTCACGGCGTCGGGGCTTTTCCATTCAGGCCGCGCGCGCTTCGGCGCGTTTGCTTTCAGGCGACCGGGGGTGCCGTCTGCGGCCCGTTAAGCACCCCACCCACCGCGCAAGCGAGCCGGGGGGCCTTTGCCCTTTGGGCCTTCCGGTGCTTGCGGGGGTGCGCCCATGACCGAGCCCGCGCCCCGCAAACGGCGGTCCAAGGCCCAGTTCCCGTGGGCCACGATGCAAGTGGGCGAAACCTTCTTTGTTCCGAACAAGCCGTCAAACCGCCTAGGCGGCGCAATCAAGGCCGAAGGTCAGCGGTGGGGGCGGTCGTTCACCGCGCGCGGCGTCGATGGCGGCGCACAGGTCACAAGGATCAAGTGATGCGGGACGCGCTTGTGGATTGCCTTATGGCGGCGGGGGCGGGCTTGGTGGCAGGCGGTCTGGTCCTGCTGGTCAGCAGCCACTCCGCAAAGGCGCATTCCTTCTACGATCCGAAGTGTTGCAGCGGGACCGACTGCGCGCCCGTGTCGGAAGTGAACCTGAAGCCCGTAAAGGGCGGCTGGCGTCTGCACATCGCCCCCGGCGAACACCCGACCGTCAAGCAGGTGATCGACGTTCTGATCCCCTACGGCGACCCGAAAATCCACCCGTCGCCGGACGGTCAGCCCCACGCCTGCGTAGGCCCGAACACGCAGGTCATCTTCTGCATCTATGTGCCGGACTTCGGATCATGAGCGTGCCCACAATCCTCGGCGTGTCCTTCGCAATGGCGGACGGCAAGCGCGTCCAGCGGATGCAATGCGTCTCCTGTCCTGAATTTTATGACACGTCGATCAAGGGCCAGCCCTTCCCGGAAGACGCGATTTTCCGGTTTGCGCGGAACCACGGCTGGCTTCCCGCAAGGAACGGCAAGCACGTCTGCCCCAAGTGCCAGGAGAAGAAAGCTATGCCCAGCGACACGCCGCGCGAAATGACCCCCGCCGACAAGCGGGCGATCTTCCGCGAGATTGATGGCTGCTACGACGAAAAGCGCGGGCGGTATGTGGACGATTGGACCGATCAGGCCATCGCCACCAAGCTGGCAATGCCGCGCAAGTTGGTGACGGACGTTCGGGAGGAGAACTTCGGCCCGTCCGGCGAAAACACCGAACTTGAGCGGGTCGTCACGCTTCTGTCGCGGATCGACGGGGATGTGCGGGCCGCGATTGACAAGTGCATGACCGCCGCCGCCGAGGCGGAAAAGCTGGGCGTCGAAGTCACGGAAGCCAAGGAGCGCGTTGAGCAACTTCGCCGCGCCTTTGGCCCGCATCGGGTGACGGCATGACGCCCTACGAAAAGGTGCTTCGCGCCGAACGCCTTGCGGGCAAGCCGTGGGATGCGCTGGACGACATTCCGCTGATCCGGTTCGAGACGGAACTGGACGGCTTTCTGGCGGCGCTTTCCGAGCAAGGGCGGCTGACGCCCGAAATACAGCAAGCCGCCGCACGTCGGCGCGCTGAAATCCAGACAAGGGGCAGGACATGAGGACGCTTATTTGGCGCATCTGGTGGCGTTTCTTCGGATGGCGGATCGTCACCAAGTCCGAGATTGACGAGGCGAAAGCGGCGCTTCGCGAATACCTGATTGCGGAAATCGCCCGCCGCCGCAAAGCGCACCAGCGCGTGTCCGACCTTCAGCGCCAGCTTGTCCGCGTCACCGCCGAACTGGCCGCGATGAAGTGAGGGCGGATATGACCGTCACCCTTCCGTGGTTCTATCCGAACCTCTCCCCTAACGACCGCGCGCACTGGGCAGTGAAGGCCAAGAACTTCGCCGCCTACAAGAACGCTTGCGCTTGGGAAAGCCGCGCGCAGGGCATCGGCCCGTGGGTTCGCACTGGCCCTGTCCTCATCAGCATCACGTTCTGCCCGCCGGATCGCCGCCGCAGAGATTTGGACAACATGGTTTCCAGCAGCAAAGCGCTAGGCGACGGTCTCGCCCTTGCCCTTGGCGTCGATGACAGCCGCTTCGTCCCCACCTACCGCATGGGCGAACCACGCAAGGGCGGCGCCGTGCTGGTGGAGGTGGGATGATGCAGGACCGCCTCCGCTGTTGGCACCCCGGCTGCACCCGCTGGGTTCCCAAGACGACCCCGCGCAGCTTCTGCCAGCTTCACAAGCCGAAGCCCCTGCCGCCGCACGTCAAGCGCGTTGCCGTGCCCGCCCACTTTCCGGTCGCATCAAGCACCGAAACACCGATGGCTCATATCAGCCTGCCGCGCGCACCCTGGGAGTGACACAGCATGGGCCTCGCCTACTTTCCCATGTATCCCGCCGACTTTGAGGCCGACACGTCGCACCTGACGCTTGAGGAGGACGGGGCATACAACCGCCTTCTGCGCCTCATGTGGATGACGCCGGGGTGTTCCCTTCCTGACGATGACGCATGGCTTGCGCGCCGCCTTCGCGTCTCTCCTGAGACGATGGCGAAGGTGGTTCGCCCGCTTATCGGTGAGTTCATGCAGACGAAGAACGGGCGCGTATTCAGCGCACGTTTGCAGCGCGAATTCAAAAAGGCAGACGAAACCTCAACGGCCCGTTCGCGCGCCGGAAAACGCGGCGGTCGGCCAAAAGCTATTGAAAATAAACAGCAAGATGAAAAGCCGGGCTTTTCGGATGGTAAAGCCGGGCTTTCTGACACGCGCGCGTTACCAGAGCCAGAACCAGAAGATACACAAGCTATCGCTTGTGACGCTGACGCGTCGCCAGCGGCTTCGCCTTCGGAGGTTTTCACGAAGGAAGTCTTCGACCGCGCCGTTGCCTTCCTTGGCAAGAGTGGAACGCCGGAACGCCAAGCCCGGTCCCTCGTCGGGAAGTGGCGCAAGGAATTCCCTGAAAAAGAAATCTTCAACGCTTTTGCCGCCGCCGGTCGTGAGGGGGTGACCGACCCCGTGCCCTGGATAACCGCGCGGCTTGCCGCCCTTCGCCCCGCCCCGATCACGTTTGACATGTCCCAAATCGAGAACATGCAATGACCCGGAACGAAGCAATCGCCGAAGAACTCCGCCGCTGGCTTGAGCGGTATTCGCCGCCCCTGTCGCTCAGGGCAAACCCCCGCGCCATGCAGGACGAAACGACCGCGCTTCTGAAAATCCTCGTCCGCAAAGCCCCGAACGAAGGCTACCTGCAATGGTGCCAAGACGTTTTCGAGGAATGCTCCAAGCTGATGAAGACGCGGGCTTGGCCCACGGTAAACGAACTCGGGTCGGCCTGTTCTGCGATGGCAAGGCGCGGCGGGAATATCCCGAATGCGCTTTGGGAAATGGACCCGCTTGCACTTGCGGCGCGCCGCATCAAGTCGGGCGAACCTGTCGGCGACGGATACATCTACGGCCACCTAGCGCATCAGCTTCTGACCGCCGGAATGGTCACGGAAGACGACCTGAAGCCCTACCGCTCGGGGCTTTTCTTCATGATGAAGGACGCTTGGGGGCTGGTGGCGGGGCGCGATAAGTAACTTTTTCTTCCGCGCCGCCACGCCGCTGCGGCTGATTATGCGCAGGTGGCGGCATGACCCTTCTCGTCACGGACTACGGCATAGACGACAGCGGCTATCAGGCGGAAGCGGTCACAAACCTTCGCCTGATTGTCGCGGCAACCGCCACAAAGCACGGGGTCGAACCGAAGGACGTGTTCGGCCATTCCCGCCGCGCGCCGATAGCCCGCGCCCGTCAGGAGGTCATGTATCGCGCCCGCCTCATGGGTAAAAGCCTGACCGAAATCGGCAAGCTGCTCCGCCGCGACCACACGACCATCATGCACGGCATCGCCGCCCACATGAAGCGCGAGGGGATTAGCGCATGACCGCCCCCCTGAAACGCCCTGACGGCGCGTCAACCCTCATGCGCCGCCTGATGGTCAGCGCCGAGATCGCCGCTGAAGGCTGGTGGGAACACCCGCCGATGACGCCGGAGGCTATCAGCGCCTGCCTGCACGAAGCAGCCGCCGCCTATGACGCGGAATGCGGCATCGTCGGCCCTGTCGCGCATGTCCCGCTGAAAGGGGAAATCGGTTGAACGCCATGACCTACAGCATCGGCCAAGTGGTCCCCGTCACGCGGCGTCGCGGCATCCTTGGCGAGGAGTTGGACGCCCCCGTCTGGTATGCCCCCATCGTCAAGGCGCAAGACATGCGGGACTTCCGCGACGATATGCGGGCACTGGGGCAATTCGCGTTCTACCCCTCCATGCTCAACCGCCAGCGCATTCGTGGCAAGCTGATCGAAACCGAAAGGCCCATCGTCACCGGCCACGTCTACACCCGCTTCACCCGCCGCCCGAATTGGGACGTGATGAAGTTCGAGCGCCGCATGATCCTTGGCGCGTCCCATGTCAACGGCTGGCCCGTCGCCATCCACCCCGACACCATCCGCCACCTTCAGGGCATGACCGTCGCCGCCGAACGCCTGGAAGCCGCCAAGCGCGACATGATCCGCATTCGCGAAGGGGACCGGGTGCGCATCACCAAAGGCCCGCTGTCCGGCATGTCCGGCGACGTGGAACGCACTAGCGACGGCAGCGTATGGCTTAACATGATCGAAGGTGGCATCATGGGAAAGAACCGCATCGAGGTCAGCAAGACCCTCGTTGTGCGCGAAGTCACCGACGAAGAACGCGCCGCGCTGATCGCAAAGGCGGCGGAGTTGGATATGGGAGAAGAATGATGGAGTGGCGGGACATATCAACCGCACCGAAGGACGGAACGTGGATATTGGCTTACCAGCCTTGTGAATGGGGGCCGAGCGTCCAAGTTGTTCGCTGGGGCCATCCCCAATGGGGGTATCCAGACGATGATATGACTTGGGTGACTATTGATCTTGGACCAAATCCTGACACGATGGAATTGCGAGACGCAACCCATTGGATGCCGCTGCCGGACGGGCCGACACAACCCATATTGCCACAGCCCTGATACATCGCTATCCTTCGCGCCACGCGCCGAGGTATGCCGGACAACACGAAATCGCCGGTAACCCATAAGCCGCCGTTCAGGTTCGCCCCGCATAGCGGCGACCGCCCCTGCGTAAGCCATTCCCGCGACGAGGCACGCCTCTAGCATCCCCACGGTTCCGGCTGTGGGGCTTCCCCATTGCAACACCAGACGGTGACTTCGCATGTCCACCACCCTTTCCATTCCCGCCCGCAATGCCAGCGCGGTCACAGCATCAGACAGCACAGCCCTGTCCGGTGTTCGTGGCGTCTACGTAGGCGGCGCAGGCAACCTCGCCGTCCGCTTCATAGGCGGCGCAACCGTCACCCTCGCCGCCGTTCCCGCCGGAACGCTGCTGCCGCTCATGGTGGATCGCATCATGTCCACCAACACGACAGCAACCGACATCGTGGCGCTTTACTGATGACTGAAAACACTCCCGTTTCAGATAAGCCGTGGCTGTGGAAGCCCGGCCAAACGGGAAACCCCGGCGGTCGTCCGAAGGGCATCGCCGCGAAAGCCCGCGAACACACAGACAAGGCGGTCGAGGTTCTCGTCGCCGGAATGAACGATGAAGACGCGCGGGTTCGCATCGCCGCTGCGCGCGAAATCCTTGATCGCGGATATGGCAAAGCAGTCGCGGTAACGGCGGACCTGTCCAACAAACTGGACGATCTGGATGACGATGCCCTTGACGCTGCCATTGATGCCATCCGCGAAGCTATCCGAGGTGCTAACGCGCCTGGAGGCGGAGAAGGACAGACGCGAGCGCACTAACCGGCTCGCGCATTATCGGCCTTACCCCAAGCAGCTTGAGTTCTACGCGACCGGCACAACGTCGCGGGAACGCCTGCTGATGGCGGCGAACCAAGTGGGCAAGTCTTACTGCGGCGCGTTCGAGGTGGCCTACCATCTCACGGGCCGCTATCCCGACTGGTGGCCCGGTAAGCGGTTCAACCGCCCTGTCAACTGGTGGGCGGCGTCTGACACGTCTGAGACCACGCGGGACACGGTGCAGCGCAACCTTGTTGGCCCGCCGCAGATACAGAGCGAATGGGGAACGGCTGCGATCCCTGCTGACTGCATCCTGGACCATTCCCGCCGCATGGGCGTGGCGGACGCCTTGGACACCATCACGGTAAAGCATGTGTCCGGCGGATACTCGACCTTGGGCTTCAAGTCCTACGACCAAGGGCGGCAGAAGTGGCAGGGCACCGTCAAGGACGGCATCTGGATGGACGAGGAGCCGCCGCTCGACATCTACACCGAAGCGTTAACGCGCACGAACACAGTGCCGGACGCGACCATCATGCTGACCTTCACGCCGCTTCTCGGGATGTCGGAGGTCGTGCACATGTTCTTGGACAGTGAATGACCCGCAGCGTCACGCGGATGACGATAGACGACGCTGAGCACCTTTCGCCGGAGCGCCGCGCTGAAATCATCGCATCCTACCCGCCGCATGAAGTGGAAGCGCGGACCAAAGGCATTCCCGTTCTTGGGTCGGGCCGCATCTTCCCGGTTACGGAGGAAAGCCTGTCGGTCGAAGCGTTCCCGATCCCCCGGCATTGGGCGCTGATAGGCGGTCTGGACTTCGGCTGGGACCATCCGACCGCCGCTGTCACGCTGGCGCACGACCGGGACGCGGATGTTCTGTATGTCTGCACCGCCTACAAGCGCCGTCAGGCCACGCCGCTCGAACACGCGGCGGCGCTGAAGCCTTGGGGCGGCTTTCCGTGGGCATGGCCGCATGACGGCCTGCATTCGATGAAGAACGGCGGCGCGTCGTTCAAGGAACAGTATTCGGACGCGGGCCTGACGATGCTGGCGCAACACGCCACGCACCCGGACGGCGGTTATGGGGTCGAGGCGGGCATCAGCCAGATGCTGCTGCGGATGCAGACCGGGCGGTTCAAGGTGTTTGCGCACCTGACCGACTGGTGGTCGGAATTCCGTCTCTATCACCGCAAGGACGGACTGATCGTCAAGGAACGTGACGACATCATGGATGCGACCCGCACGGCGGTCATGATGCTGCGGTTCGCGGAGCCGCCGGAAATCTACGAAGGCGACTGGTGGTCAGGCGGTCACGGCTACAGGGGCCGATCGGACGCAACGGGGTATTGAAGCTTGGAAACACTGCTTGCCCTGTTGGGTGTGGACAACATCGCGGACATTCTCCCGCAGGAAAGGCTTGACGCCATTTCCAATGAGGCGCTGCGCGACCACGACATCGACTGGGAGTCGATGAAGGACTGGCGCACGAAGATGCAGAAGGGCATCGACCTTGCGTCACTGGTGAAGGAAGAAAAAACCTACCCGTTCGAGAAGGCGTCGAACGTCCGCTATCCGCTCATCACGACGGCGGCGCTTCAGTTCAACGCGCGGGCCTATCCGGCGGTGGTTCCGGCGACGGAGCCTGTCAAGACGAAGGTGTATGGGCGGGACGAAGGCGGCGGCAAGGCGGCGCGGGCCGAGCGCGTGTCGCAGCACATGTCTTGGCAACTGTCGGCGCAGGTTGAGGAATGGGAGGAAACCGTTGACGAACTGCTGACGGTGCTTCCCATCGTCGGCACGGTCGTCAAGAAGATATGGCACGACCCTGTTATTGGCCGTGCGCGTTGCCGGAACATCAAGCCCGCCGCGTTCGTCATCAATGCCTCGGCGCAGACGCTGGAAGACGCCCCGCGCGTTGGGGAAATCCTGTCGCTCTATCCGGTGGAGATAAAGACCCGCCGCCTGTCCGGCATCTTCCGGGATGTGGACTACGTGGAGGACACCGGGGACGACAAGGAAAAGGTGCAGGAGTTCATCGAACAGCACCGCCGGATTGATCTGGACGAGGACGGCTACCCGGAACCCTACATCGTCACGGTTCACAAGAAGTCGCAGAAGGTCGCGCGCATTGTCGCGGACTTCACGGAAAGCGACATCGTGGCGGCGGGCGGGCGCATCCTTCAAATCCGGCGCGGGTCGTATTTCGTGCCGTATCACTTCCTGCCGCCGATCAACGGGGGCTTCTTCGGGACGGGCCTTGGCTTCCTGCTGGGGGACATTTCGGAGGCCATCAACACCATCATCAACATGCTGGTGGACGCGGGCCACATGGCCTCGCGCGGCGGCGGCTTCATCGGGTCGGAATTCCGCATCAAGGGCGGGGCGGAGCAGTTCCGTCCGGGCGAATGGCGGCTGACGCAAAGCCGTGGCGCGGACGTGAAGAACGCCATCGTGCCGCTGACCTTCCCCGGCCCTGACGCCACGCTGTTCGCCCTGCTGGGGCTGCTGATCGACGCGGGCAAGGAAGTGGCGTCCGTGAAGGACATTCTCACCGGGGACGTGGGCGGCAAGCAGATGACGGCCACCACGACGATGGCCCTGATCGAACAGGGGCTGGCCGTGTTCACCGCCGCCTACAAGCGGATTTTCCGGTCGCTGAAGCGCGAGTTCAAGCTGTTCGCGCAGATCAACGCGCAGACGGTTTCGATTGAGGCTTACAGCGCCTTCCATGACCTGAAGCACCCGGAAACGGGTGAGGTCGTCCCGATTGATCCGAAGTCCGACTATTCGATGGCGGACATGGACATTGAACCCGTGGCCGACCCGGCGTCCGTGACGCGGATGCAGGAGGCGGCCAAGGCGCAGATCGTCATGCAGCTCGCCGAAATGGGGCTGGTTGACCGGAACGAGGCGGCAGAGCGGGTGCTTCAGTCCGCCAACATACCGGAGACGGAGGCTCTGCTTCCGAAGCCGGACCCGATGCAGCAGATGATGATGCAGGCGCAGGCGCAGGCCGCGCAGGCGGACTTGGTGCTGAAGGCGGTGGCGATTGAACAGGCCCGCGCGGAAGTCGAACGGACCCGCTCGGAGACGCTGAAGAACGTGACGGATGCGGCCTCGGCTGAACATTCGGCGCGTCTTGATGAACTGGCACTGATGCTCAAGGCGGTAAGCGATGGACTTAAACAATCTGTCGGATCGGGACCTGGCCGAATGGCGGGTTCACCCGGTAACGGCGGCGGTGGCAACGGCCCTGCGGTCCATGTTGCAGGCCCAGCGATCATCGGCGACCCGCGCCTATTGGGCGGGCAACCCGTGGCCGGAGGCGGACAGGGCGGCGGTTTTGCGATGTGAGGCACTGGTCGAAGACATGTTCGAAGCCAGCGCGGAAGACTTCAAGAAGGCGATGGAGATGATGAATGAACACTAGCGGGATTTCCTGCTTGGAATTCAACGTCCTGGTCAAACAGGACGAGGTTGAGACGAAGACCAAGGGCGGGCTGATGAAGCCCGACGACATCGTGGACCGGGAAAAGCACAGCCAGACGATGGGCTACATCGTGGACGTGTCGCCCCTTGCGTTCAACGAGGACATTTTCCCGCCGGGGATGGAAAGGCCGAAGCCGGGGGACCGGATCGCCTTTGCCCGTCATGCGGGCGTGTTCATCACCGGGCTGGACGGCAAGGAATACCGGGTCGTCAAGGACAAAGATGTGGTTGCGAGGATCGGATGACAGACGAAACCATCGAGCAGCTTCCGCAGGAAGAAGGGCAGCAGCCCGCGCCTGCGGTTGAGACGAACGACGAGGCTGCGGCGGCGGCTGAGGCCGAAGCGGCGGCGGAAGCCCGGAAGTATGGGTGGAAGCCGAAGGAAGAATTCAACCTCGCCCCGGAAGGCTGGGTGGACGCCAAGCGGTTCCTTGAACTGCCGTCCACGATGGTCAAGCAGCTTCGCGACCAGAAGCGCGACCTCGACCGGCAACTGAAGGAACGCGACGAACGGCTTGAACGCATCGGCGGCGTGACGCAGCAGGCCATCGAACGGGTGCGCCAGCAGGAGCGCCAGCAATACGAGGCCAAGATCGCCGAATTCGAGCGCGCCAAGCGGGAAGCGGCGGAACTTGGGGACGTGACCAAGTATGACCAGCTTTCCGAGCAGCAGCGTTCGGTGAAGCCCCCGGCCCCGATTGCGGCCCCGGTAGCGGCACCGGCGAACGAGGTGCAGGAGTATCTGAAGACGACCAAGTGGGCGGCGGACCCGGCGGCAATGACGCTGGCGCGCGGCCTGATCGACAGCGACCCGGCGGCGCTCACGCTGCCCCCCTTGCGGCAGGTGCAATGGGCGGAACGGAAGCTGAAGGAATACTACCCGGACTACTTCGACACGCCCGCCGCGACCGCTACGGCAACGGTTCCGGGCAAGGCGCGGGTGGACGCCGGGGGCCTTGGGGTCATCACGCAGAAGCGCGGGCGCACGGCGGACGATCTGCCCGCTGACGCCCGTTCGGTGGGCCAGTCCTTCGTGAAGGACGGCCTTTTCAAGACATTGGACGAATACGCGGCCGCGTATTTCGAGCAGGGAGCCTGAACATGGCGCGCGAAGAAATCACCACGGAACGTCGTCGCCGGAATTCGGACGGGCTGCAAGGCTTTCGTGGCCGTCTTAGCCTGAACGACGAACACCTCGACACGGAGAACTTCACCTATCGCTGGGTGAACGACAACGGGACGAGGATTTACGACCTGACCCAACGCGACGACTGGGAAGTTGTCGTGGACCGGGAGGGAAAGCTGAAAACCGATGGCGCAGGCATGGGCGCAGAGACATCCGTGCCGGTAGGACTTGGCGAGCAGGGAAAGGCGCTGAAAGCCGTCCTTCTCCGCAAGCCGAAGAAATACCACGAAGACGATGAACGCGCCAAACAGTCGCGAATTGATGCACTCGAAGCCAGCCTGAAGACCGGGGCGGTCCCCGGCCAGGAGGCGGGCGGGCGGGCCTATGTGCCGCAAGGTGGTATCACCTTCGACCACGGGTCGCGCAAGTAACATCAACCCTTGTCAGGAGTGAGCCATCATGGCTAACACCAACGCTGCGAGTGGGCTTCGCCCCATTCGTTACCTCAGCGGTGCACCCTACAGCGGCGCGGCGAACAAGTATTGCATCCCCGCGTCTGACGGCACCGCTGTTTACATCGGGGGGCTTGTGAAGCCCGCCGGTTCTGCTGACGCGGACGGCATCATGACCGTGACCGGCAACGTCTCGACGGGCAACGCCGTCGTCGGCGTCGTGGTCGGGTTCGTGCCAGAAACCGCGCAGTCCACGATCTACCGTGAGGCATCGACCCTGCGGTATGTGTGGGTTGCGGACGACCCGAACCTGATCTTTGCCGCGCAGGAAGATGCGGTCGGCGGGGCGCTTGCCGTTACGGCGGTGGGCAACTCGGCGGACCTCATTTCCTTCACGACGGGCTCCACGGTCACGGGCCGTTCGTCCATGCAGGTGGACACCTCGACGGCCACGGCCTCCGGTGACGGCACCGAGGACGTGCTGATCGTCGGGTTCGTGCAGCGGGTGGACAACGAAGTTGGCGTTGCGAACGCCAAGGTTCTCGTCCGCCTCAACAACCACTTCTACATCGACGGCCAGGCCGGCGCGTAAGGGGGACATGAAATGAGCGTCATCACAACCGGCGCACATCCCAAGGCCCTTTGGCCCGGTGTGCACAAGTTCGTCATGGGCGAATACAGCCAGTATCCGACCGAATACGACCAGATTTTCGACATGGAAAATTCCTCGATGGCTTACGAGGAAGATGTCGAGACCTATGGTTTTGGCCTCGCGCAGGTCAAGTCGGAAGGCGGCGGCGTTGCCTATGACAGCCACAACCAGGGCTTCACGAAGCGTTACACCCACGTCGCCTATGGGCTTGGGTATATCGTCACCCGTGAAGAACTGGACGACAACCTCTACAAGTCGCGTTCCTTCAAGCGCGGCAAGATGCTGACCTTCTCCTTCCGCACCACGAAGGAGATTGTCGCGGCGAACATTCTCAACCGCGCCTTCAACTCGTCCTACACGGGTGGCGACGGCATCGAACTGATCGCCACGACCCACACGTCCCTCGCTGGCACTTGGTCAAACAAGATCGCCACGGCGGCGGACCTGTCGGAAGCATCGCTGGAGGAAATTCTGGTGATGATCAGCCGCGCCACCAACACGCGCGGCCAGCCCATCGCCATTCGCGGCGACTGCCTGATCGTCCACCCCTCGGATGTGTTCAACGCCGAACGCATCATGAAGTCGGCGCTTCAGAACGACACCGCGAACAACGCCGTGAACGCCATCAAGTCGATGGGCCTGCTTCCCGGCGGCGTGAAGGTCAACCACTACCTGACCGACACGGACGCATGGTTCGTCAAGACGGACGTGCCGGACGGTCTGCGCGGCTTCAACCGCGTCGGGTTCGAGTTCACCCAGGACAACGACTTCGACACGATGAACGCGAAGGCCAAGGGCTACGAGCGGTATAGCTTCGGCTGGACCGACCCCCGTGGCCTGTATGGGTCGCCGGGCATCTAGTCCTTGCTTCTGTCCATATGAACAAGCAGGGGGCGGGTCATTCCGCCCCCTTTCCTGACGGACGGCTTAACGCCGCCGACACCCCCGTGTGACAGGAGAACACCATCATGGGATACACGACGTTCACCGGACCTTTGCGGTCCACTTCCGGCTTTCAGGTCATCACCCGTGCAAACGGGCAGGATACCGTCGTCGCAACCCTTGGCACCGGGTCGCCCCCTTCGGACATGGCCCCCGGTTCGGGCACTGCCGGGACGGGCACCATCATCAAGTCGTCCGTGACGCGCAACGGCAGCCTGATCGAGACGCGCATCGTCATCGACCTGACCGGCCTGAACGGCGGGGGCACTGCCGGGGACATCATCGGCGTGGATGCGACGGCAAACTGCCATTTCGGGCGCATCACGGCGGCGGTGAACGGCACGATCTACGCGGGCTTCATGCGCTGCCTTGAGGTGCCGACCGGATCAAACGCGGACGTGGACCTGTATTCGGCCACGGAAAGCACCGGCACGGAGGACGCGGCGGTGTCCGGCCTGACCGAAACGCTGCTGCTCAACGGCGGCACTTGGACGCTGGGTCTGTCGCAGGCGCTGACGGCGTATCCCGCCGCCAACGAATACCTGTATCTGACCAGCGGCACCGCCACGGCAGGGACGTTCACGGCGGGCATCTTTGAAATCATGCTGTTCGGTCAGTAATCACGGCGGGGGCGTTCGCGCCCCTTTCCGTCTGCGTTTGATTTGAACCGGGCGGGTCACTGCGTCTTCCAGCGTCCATCCATGAAAACGGCGGTGACGTATCACCCCGACAGGTATGCCAAACCGATCTGACCAATCCTTCAGGGAAAGACGTTCTCCAAAGGCTTCGTAAAGGCGCTGTCCCCGGTTCTGCATTTGCACTTGCGGCGTGGCCCATCGGCAGTTTTCGGGGCTGTATGGCCCGTCATTGTCAATCCGGTCTAGCGAAAGCCCTTCTTGCCATGTTGGCCCCATGTCGGCCAAGAAAACGGGAAATTCAGACCAGCGGTCGCAGACATAAATACCGCGCGCTCCATAGCGGGGATAGGCGGTGTGTTTGGGGCGGCGGCAACGGTCGTGCATGGCGAGCCATGTTCGATATAGGCGATGGTTAATCATTCCGTGCTTGCGTGCGCGGTCGCCAAGATTGGCGCGCCGGACGCAACCACAGTTCTGGCTGTCACCAGTTTTAAGTGACGCCCCAATGACGTGGCGTTTCTCGCCACAGTCACACCGGCAAATGTAGGCGGGCTGCTTGCTCTTGTCTTCGGCCCGCCGAAGCACCGTCCACATACCAATCTTCCGGCCCGTCAGGTCGATAAGTTTCCGGCCCATGCAAAACTCCACGGTTGTTTAAATGACATATGCACACGGCCAGTGGAATACAATATGCGACAGGTGCGGGTTTCGCTACAAATCCGTTCAACTGCGTTCGGAATGGACGGGCCTGAAAACCTGCTGCGGCGCGGGCACCAACAACTGCTGGGAAGCCCGCCACCCGCAGGACTTCATCCGTGGCAAGAAGGACGACCAAGCGCCCCCGTGGGTGCGGTCTGAGCCTTCGGACGACTTCATCACCCCCGGACCTGACGACTGGAGCAACTACTGATGGCCGTCACCGGGACCAAGACCGTGCGCGACATCGTGTCGAACGCCTTCAAACTCATCGGGGTTGTGGCGGAAGACGAGGCGATGACCGCCGACGAGGGGGAAACGGGCCTCTATTGGCTCGACGTGATGCTGAAGGACTGGCAGTCGCTCGGCTACAACCTCTGGACCTACACGGAACAGACCCTGACACTGACCACGGCGGCGTCCTACACGCTGAACCCCGTGCGCCCGATCCGCATCATCGACGCGCGGCTTGTCCGCAGCGGGCTGGAAACGCCCATGATGGCGATGACGCGGACGGAATACGACCTGCTGCCGAACAAGGCGTCCACGGGCCTGCCGACGACCTACTATTACGACCGGCAGCGCGAGGCGGCGTTGTTCTACGTCTGGCCGGTTCTGGCGACGGCGGACGGGTCCACGGTCAAGATCACCTACGAGCGCGAACTGGAGGACGTGACCAGCCTGAACGACACGCTGGACATGCCGGGGGAATGGTGGGCGGCGACGACCTACAACCTCGCGGCGATGCTGGCGGACGCCTACGAGCGGAACGTGCCGAAGGTGGACGCGCGGGCGGGGATGTTGCTTGAACGGGCGCTTGCGGGCGACCGCGAAGGTTCGGTATTCTTCACATGAAGGTCGAATTCACCGGCCAGTCCACGCGCGACAGCGACAACTGGCAGGCCAACCCGTCCCGGCTAGTGAACTGCTACCGCGAAGTTGTCCCGGCGGGCGGCAAGACCAACTACGTCATCAAGTCGGTGCCAGGTCTGACGGAATTTGCCGCCCTGACGGGCGTGTTTGTCCGGGTCCTGGCGGAAATCGGCGGGGAAGCCTACGCCTGCTGCGACAACAAGCTGACGAAAATCATGCCGGACGGGTCGGTTTCGACCCTCGGCGCGGTGGTGGACAGCGAAGAGGCGTCCATTGCCGGGAACAACGGCGACATCACGCTTTGCACGGGGACGAACTACTACCTTTGGGACGGGGCGAGCCTGACGCAGCCGACGCCGGGGGCGTTCAGCGAATTCGGGTCGCTTGATTACGTGGGCGGCTATACGGTCCTGACCGAAAAGGACGGCAACCGCTTCCAGTGGTCGGACCTCGCGGACGCATCGTCATTGCCGGGGTTGAACTTTTCCAGCGCGGACGGACGGGACGACCTCAACATCCGCTGCATGGGGCTGGGCGGGCAACTCTACATCTTCAAGGAGAAGTCTATCGAGGTCTGGTATCTGACCGGCAGCGCGGGCGCGGCGGCGTTCTCGCGGATCGCGGGCGGGGTGCTGGACCGGGGGCTGAAAGCCTTCAACCTGATTTCCAAGGTGCCGGGGGGCGGTGCCTTCTACGTGGGGTCCGACAACCGCGCGCACATCATCGGGCTGGATGCGCCGGTCTCCATCCCGGCGGTGGAAACCGCCATCGTGGAGTTGAACCCGGTCTACTGCCTGACCTACGAGGACGAAGGGCACACCTTCTGCGCCATCGTGTTCGAGAACGCCCCGGCGTGGGTCTACGACGTGGCGTCCGGGGAATGGCATGAGCGGGCGCAGGGCGCGGGGCTGGACCCTTGGGCGGCGTCCGTCGCGGCGAAGATATGGGGCAAGTGGTATGTCGGGCGCGACGGCGGCGGGGTCTACGAACTCGGCCGCACCAACCAGGACGGCGGCATCCCCCTTTGCCGTGAAATGGTGTCGCGGCCCATTTGGGCGGACGGCAAGCGGTTCACCATGTCTGACCTGGAGATATTCGCCCGCACGGGCTTTGCAAACGGCACGATAGAACTCAGCACGTCGCGGGACAACGGGCACACATGGACGGCCCCGAAGCCGAAGTCGTGGGCGGTGGGGGACTACAACAACCGCGTCATCTGGCGGCGTTTGGGGCAATTCCGGCAGGCGGTCGTCAAGCTGCGGATCACGGACCCGATTGAGTGCCCGATCAACGCGGAAGGGTCGGTGAATGTCGTCGCTTAAGCCGCTGCTGCCGACGCAGCCGGTGACGGCAAGCGGGCTGAAGCCGTCGCGGGAACTGGTGGAGGTCATCCAGCGCATCGTCAGCGGCGGCGGGGCCAGCGCGGGCAGTTGGGGGTCCATCGGCGGCACATTGTCCGACCAGACGGACCTACAGACCGCACTGGACGCCAAGCTGCCGCTTGCGGGCGGCACGATGACGGGGCGTCTGGTCACGGCGGCAAGCGGGGCCACGGCGGGCCTGAACATCGCCGTCGGGACCGTTCCCGGCGCGTTCACGGACGGGGACATCTGGATCACCGCGTCTTCGATGGGCTGGCGCATCAACGGCACCAGCTACAGCCCCGTGCAGTTGAACGGGTCGCAGACGATTACCGGCAAGAAGACCTTTGCCGCATCGACCACGGGCGGGGCGCTTCTGGCACTCACGTCCGGCGTGGACCCCACGACCCCGTCTAACGGGGATGCGTGGTATGACGGGACATCGTTCAAGTTCCGCACCGGGGGGGCAACGTCCTCCTTCAGCGGGGTCAATACGGGGGACCAGTTCGGGAACGTCACGGACCAGCGCCTGCTTGGACGCGCGGCGGGGTCGGCGGGCGCAGCGCAGGAGATAACGGTTGGTGACGGCTTCCGCCTCGCAAGCGGCGCACTGGACCATGACAGCTACTGGATACAGCTTTCGGCAGACTACACGCTGTCGAACAGCGGCAGCACGCAGAAACTGTTCAACACGACCGCGAACGGGTCCATCAGCCTTCCGACCGGCTTTTACCTGTTTCAGGCGCAAATCTTCATAAGCACTATGTCCGCGACCTCCGGCAACGCGGCCTTTGACCCGCTCGGCGCGGGGACGGCGGTCATCAGTTCAGCGCCCCCGCCTTTCATCTCCGGGTGGGGCTTCGACAACAACAACGCGACCGACAATACGACGACCTACACGGGCAGCATGTCAACCGTCCTCCCGCCCAGCATCAGCAACATGCTGACGGCGGGCACGGGAAGTCAGATGCAGGCAACGATTATGGGCCAGCTTCGCGTTACGACCACGGGGACGTTGATCCCGTCCATCAAGCTGACCACGGCGGCGGCGGCGGTCGCCAAGGCGGGCACGTATTTCCACATCCAGCGCATCGGCGCGTCCGGCACCTACAGCGCGGGCGGCTGGACCTAAACCCTCAATCTCGGGGACTTCGACATGATCGGTGCAATTCTTGGCGGTCTTGCCTCCATCATCGGGGGCAAGTCGGCGGCTGATGCGCAGAAGGCATCCGCCAACAAGTCGCTCAAGCTGCAAAAACAGGTCTACGAAAAGACCTATGCGGATTATTCGCCGTATCGGGACTTCGGGAAGAACGCGCTCGGTGCCTACAGCTACGAAATGGGGCTAGGCCCTAAACCGGCCAACTATACCGGCTTCACGGAAACCCCCGGCTACCAGTGGCAACTCGGCCAAGGGCAGGACGCGATCAACGCGCAGGCGGGGGCGCGCGGCGGTCTGGTCTCGGGGCGGACGCTGCAAGACCTCTCGACCTACAACCAGGGGCTTGCGAGCCAGGAATACAACAACTGGCTGGCCCGCATTGCCGGGGGCGTGGACACGGGCATGAACGCCAGCGGCGCGGCGGCGCAGGCGGGACAGTCCTACGCGAACGGCGCGGCGAACTCGCTGGCGGCGCGCGGCAACGCAAGCGCGGCGGGTTCTATCGGCATGGCGAACGCCTTCAACGACACCATTGGCAACATCGCTGGCCTGTCCATGTATCAGAAGGCTATGGGCCAGCCGGGAAGCAGCTTCGGCAACTGGTTGAGCGGTTTCTAAGATGCTTCAGAACGCCTTTGCCCTTGCCGGTCAGCAGATCGGCTTGGACGAAAACACCCAAGCGGCGGCGGTGCGGGACTACCTGCACAACGGGGGCGTCAACCTCGACCCGCAGACCTACGCATGGTGCGCGGCGTTCGTGAATGCCACCCTTCAGCAGTCCGGCATGAAGGGCACCGGGTCCAACATGGCGCGGTCGTTCCTCGAGTGGGGCCAGCCTACCGAAAACCCCGCGCAAGGCGACATTGCTGTGTTTCGCCGTCCCGGTGACGAGACCAACACCTTCGGCCATGTGGGCTTCTTCGCGGGCTTCAACCCGGACGGTTCCATCCGCGTGCTTGGCGGGAACCAAGGCGACAAGGTGTCCTATGGCAACTACAGCCGGGAAGACCTGCTGGGCTTCCGCCATGACGGGACGAACGCCCTTGGCCCGCAGCAGCCGCAGGCCCCGCAGAACGCGCTGCAATTCCAATATAAGGGCGGGATTGACCCGTCCCTGTTCGCCAACACCCTCGCCCCCATGACCAACGCCCTCGGTGGACCCTATGCTTGATCCCAGCATCATCCTGTCCGGTCGCACCGTTGATATGGTGGGGTCTATGGCGCGCGGCAACGCGCTCGCGCAGGGCGTCATGGAGACCAACCGCGCACGGGAGATGCAAGACCTCTACCGCACCCAAGGCGCGGGCATTGCGAACGGCGATCCGGGCGCGCTGAACGCGCTTGCGGCCTTCGACCCTATGGCGGCGCTGGATGTGCAAGGCACACGCTTGGGCATGGACGCCACCCGGCAGAACATGTCCATCCAATCGTCGCAGGAGGCCCGCGCGGCGGAAGCGGCAAAGCGTGACGCGGCGGAATACGCGGCCACCAAGTCGGCGCAGGAAGTCGCGGCGGCACAGACCCGCATTGCGGACGGCCTGAACGTCGCCCGCATGGCAAAGACGCCGGAAGAATGGGACGCGATGGCCCAGCGGTTCGGCGCGCCGGAACTGGTGGGCAAGTTTGACCAGCGAAACGAACTCGTCACCTACTACCAGACCTTCAACGAAGCCCTTGCGCCGATGGCGGCAAAGGACCGTTATCAGACGGTTGACGGGCGGCTTGTGGACATCGGCGCGGAAGGCGGTCCCAAGATTGTCGTTGACCAGCAGCCGAAGAATGACCCGCTGAGTGACGCCGCCAAGCTGAAGGCGGACCTTGACGCGGGGCGGCTGACGCCTGCGGACTATGAGGCCGAGCAGGCGCGCCGTGCGAAGTCTGGCGTCAACATCGACATGGGCGGCGGAACCGACAAGCAGGTCTTCGACGCCATGAACGAAAGCTATGCGGCGGCGAACGCGGCCATCACCGGCCTGAACAGCCTTGCCGAAGCCAAGAAGGCGGTTGACGCGGGCATCGTGTCCGGCACGGGCGCGGATTACGTGCTGGGGCTGCGGAAAGTCGGCCAACTGGTCGGCGTGGGCGATACTTCGGTCATCACCAACACGGAAACCTTCCGTTCCGCCATTGCCCCGCAGATCGCGGCCATGATGAAGGCGACGGTTGGGTCAACGCAGATTTCGAACGCTGACCGCGAGTTTGCCGAAAAGGCCGCGGGCGGGTCCATTGCCCTCGACGCCTCGTCCATCAAGCGCCTCATGGGCATCATGGAAAAGGCCGGTCGCGTCGTGGTCGAACGCCACCAGAAACGGCTGGACGAAGTGTATCCCGACACGCCGGACGGCAAGTATAAGCGGGAGCGGGCTATCTTTGGCGTGGACGCGCCCGCGTCTGGACCGACCGTTGTTGACGGATACCAGATTGAGGAAATGCCTTGATGGCTGACTTCCTCATCACCGCGCCCAACGGCAAGAAATACAAGGTCTCCGGCGAGACCAAGGAAGGCGCTGTAGCGGCATTGAAGAAGATGCTGGGCGATGCACCATCCGCGCCGTCTGATCCTGTCATCCGTAGCGGCCCTCAGGAAGGCCGTTTGCCGCCGCAAGACCAAGCCGCCGTCCCACTGGCCGACCCGGTGCGGTCGGAACTTGCCACGAACGGCCCTGGCCCCACCGGACGGATTGACCCGGCCCTATACGAAATGGGCGCAATCGGTCGGCGGACGCAGGGCGAAGTTGTATCGGCGCAGAACGAGTATCCGCAAGAACTCACGGATGCCACGGGGGCTAAGTGGTATCTCGACCCGCAAACCGGGCGCTATATGAACCGCGAAGTTACCGCGCAACTTATGGCGAAACCGACGCAACTTGAGGCGGCTGGCGCTGGTGCACTTCAAGGTCTGACGTTTGGGACGGGCGATGAAATCGCTGGCATGATTTCCGGGCCAGCAATGCGTGAGAAAATCCGCGCGGCCACCGATGTTGCAAGGCAAGAATTCCCCAAAACCAGCACTGCCGCAGAGATTGGCGCAGCCGCGTCTATCCCGTTCGGTGGCGGCGCTACAGCGCCCACGCTCATGGGTGCGACCAAGGCGGGGGCCGTTACGGGCGCTGTGACGGGCGGCTTGTATTCAGCGGCGTCCGAAGACGGCGGCGTGTTGCCCCGCCTTGAAGCGGGCCTGAAGGGTGCTGTGGCGGGTGGCATCATCGGGGCTGCTGCGCCGACGGTCATCAACTATGGTTCCAAGGCAGTCAGAACGCTGTTCGGGAAGTCTGCGGCTCGCCCCACCATTGAGAGCCTCAAAGCGGTCAAGTCTGCCGCCTACAAAGCCGTGGATGACCTCGGGGAAACCTTCTCGCCGGATGAAATGGCAACGCTTGCCGACCGGGTGAAGCAGTCGCTGGCGGATAGCAACTACGTTCAAGGCGTGGACCGCCAAACGGATGCAGTCGTCAGCATCCTCGACAACAAATCCACTCAGGAACTGTCGTTGGGGCAGTTGGACAAGCTGCGCCAGAACTTCTGGAAGCGCTACGAAGCCGCCAAGAATGAAACCGGAATTCTGGACGCCATCGACGCGATAGACGAACTGGTTTCGTCGCGGTCCTCGGCTTCGGAAGCAATGGACGCCGCCCGCCTTGCGAACGCGCGCTACAAGAAAGCCGAATTGCTCGACCGGGCATTCCAAAAGGCGCAGGACCAGACGGCAGCTACCGGATCAGGCGGAAACATCCTGAATAAGTATCGTCAGGCGGTCACGTCCATCATCAACAACCCCAAGACCGCCAAGTGGTTTTCCGCCGAGGAAATCGACGTGATGCGGAAATTCGTTGAGGGGTCAACCACGCAGAACCTTCTGCGCCGTGTCGGCAAACTGTCCCCCAGCGGCAACGGTCTCATGATGGCGCTGAACCTGGGGGCCGTGTCCGCAAATCCGGCCATGCTCGGCGTGACGGCCTTGGCGTCGGGCGCGAAGGCTATTTCTGACAGCGCCACGGAGCGCGGGGTTCAGGGACTTATCGGGATGGTGGGCGGCGGTGCGCCGAAGCCCGTTCCCACATTCAGCACCGGCAACAGCAACGCGCTTGCGCCGATAGCGGACCAACTTCAGGGCCGGTTCTGATCCCGCCCCATTAGACGATCCATTGACCTCTGGATGCGCCGATCCAAGCGGCGTTCATGCCACGCCCCAAGCGCGGCCAAAACGATGACGCCCAACAGGGCAAACCCCACAAGCATCCGCACATCCTAGCACCGGGGACGCCGCATGGCAAACCTTGCCAATATCCTTCCGCAAGTCATCAACGACGCCGACGGGAACCCCGTCCCCGGCGCGCTGGTCACGCTTTACGAAAGCGGCACGACGACGCTCAAGCAGCCCTATTCGGATAGCGCACTGTCGGTCGCCCTGTCGAACCCGCTGGTCGCGGACGCGAACGGCAAGCTGCCGGGGTTCTACCTTGCGGCGGGCGCGGTCAAGGCGGTCATCACGACTAGCACCGGGGCCACGCTCGACACGGTAGACCCGGCATTCGTGACCACGGACAGCGTGTCGGCGGCTTCGCAAATCACCTTTAGCCCCACGGTCGAAATCCCCGCCGACAACGTGCAGGACGCGATTGTTCTTGCGGCGGCATCGGCGGCGTCCGGCTACGCGACCTATGGCGTCGGCATCACCGGCAACGCGACCCTACTGGCGAACCTGGACGACACGGGCATAGGCGGCGGCGAATACCGCTTTGATGCCACCACGACCGGCACCTTCCCGGCGGGCGTTGTCGCCTCGACCACGGGCATCGTGAAGTTTGTTCGGCAGACGAGTTCGACGGCCAAGATGTTCCTCTATCCGGTTGGGTCGGATCGGGAATATGTGCGCCGCCTGACGAGTTCCGCCTATCAAAGCTGGCGCGAAAACATCACGTCCAACCAGACGCTCACGCGCGGCGATCTGGTCTACATGGGGGCGTCGTCCCCGTCCCGCCTTGCCGTTGGATCGGCGGGGCGCGTGCTTCGCAGTGACGGCACGGACCCCGGCTGGGGGTCGGCGTGGACGCTTTCCGCCACGTCCGCCACCACATCAGGGTCAACGGTCAACTTCTCCTCGATCCCGTCTTGGGTTCGCAAGATTATCGTGCATTTCAATGCCGTTTCCTGCACGGCTTCGGCCAACGTGGGCCTGCGGATTGGGACAAGCGGTTCGGCGGACACCACGGGATATTCAAACAACAGCTATCGCATTCGTGACGGTGCATCGCCGCTTCAGGCCACGCCCGCGCCGACGACCTATCTGTTCGTGGTCAACCACGCCGCTGGTTCGGACACCCTGTCGGCGGACGTGTTCCTGAATTTGACCGACACGTCCACAAACCGCTGGTCAATGTCGGTCGGCCCCGCCAGCCGCACGGGTTCTGATCTGTTCTTGGGCTACGGTTCAAAATCCCTCTCGGGCGCTCTCGATATTGTCCAGGTCTACACGGACGGGACGTTCGACGCCGGGTCTGTCTCCATCTCCTATAGCTGAGGTCGCGGCATGTTTCTTGGCTTTGACATCAGCGTAAAATGGCGGCAACCGGGGCTTGCGGGCTTCAAGTCGTCCGTTGCGTTCCCCATCGGCCAAGCAATCCCGAACGGCTACGCATCCAACAACACTGACCTGCCCTATGCGGCGGCGGCGGCGGAATTCGACGCCATCGTCACCGAAAGCCGCGCGTTGCCCAGCAGCGTCTGCACCATCACGAACTCGGGTGTGCTTCAAGCCGAACGGGTTTATTCGTTCACCTCGCTGAACACGGATGTCGCTGCGGCCTTCGCCCCCCTGCACACGCTGCACGTCCTGCACGACCCGACGCGCGAACCCGCCGCGCTCACGGTCTCGGCCACACCCGCCGCCACGAATTACTGGCAGACGGTGCTGACGCAGCGGGTGACGGCCTACAACAGCGGCGTCACCGGCTTCTCGACCCTCCCCGTCATTGAACTGTGCAACGAACAGGTCATTCCCGGCGGATACGCATCCTCAATCTTCAAGACGGCGGCGGCGGCGGATGGCACATGGTCGCTCGCGTCCGAGATAGGCGCGGCGGTTGTGCTTTATGACGCGATGGTCGCTCTCGGCCAGACGCACCGCTACGCCATCGGGGAAAGCCAACTGGAGGATGGCGGCATGGGGGTCGGCATTGATCCGGTCCCCGTGAACCACGGCATCAGCCGCGCCCGGAAGCGCGCGCAGATGGTCAAGTGGTGGCATGACTTCCTCGCCGCGCGACAGTTCCGCCCGATCATGCGGATGCAGGGTCATATCCAGGCCGAAGTGCCGTTCTACCAGTCCGAATTCGACTTTTTCGTGGACGAACTGGCGGGGATGCTGCGGATTGACATCGGCATCGGCGAACTGAACGTGACGTGGCAGAACAACGACCAGCTTTACGCCGACAGCCCGACCGACACCATCAAGCGCAACTACTCCGCAAGCCTGTGCGGTGTCATCGCGCGCGAAATCCACACGCGGGCGGGGCTTAACCACCTGATCGGGTGGACGGACGCCTCGTCGGACGGCCTTGACCGCATGACCATCATGGAAAGCGGCGCGCTGTCGGAACTCGGGCGCACGTTGCAATCCACCATGCGCACAGCCGTCACCGGCACCGCGCAGAAGCGCGCGCTTGCGCCCATTGCCTTCACCACGGCGGCGGAGGCGCAGGCCATCCCCTACTGGTCCGGCATTACGACGGTAAGCTGGGGCGCATACGGGACGGGCGGCGCAATGGCGCTCGACTTGGCGCGGTTCAAGGCGCGCACGGCGGACAACGGTTCGCCCGCAAAGGCCCCGACGCACAACGCCACGCTTGTCTGGCACGGGCGCATCAATGCCGCCGCGTCGGGGATGACGCTGTTCGAACTGAAGGACGGGTCAAGCAACGTTCTTGCGTCGGCACAGACGACCGTGGGCGGCACCATTTCCGTCACGCTTCAGGGCACGACGACGGACCTTGGCGCTTACGCGACGGGCGACCTCATCAAGATTGCCATCGACCAGAACGGCACGACGGCCATGCGCGCGGCGATGGGCCGCTATACGACCGCGACCGCGCTTGTGCAAAGCAGCGTTGCCAGCAAGTCCGCGCCCGCCGCCACGGACGCGGCGACGATGACATTCCCGGAAACGACCGGCAACGTCCGCACCTTCGCGGTGGCGATGTATTACGACACGTCGCGGCTTTCGACCGACGCCGCCCTGCTGGCAGAACTGAACCCGCGCCCGGAAAACTACCTGAACCCGACGCTTCTGGCCGCAAGGCCGGTTTCGCTGTCCATTTCGGGCACGACGGTGCCGGAAAACACCGCGCAGGGCACGACCGTAGGCGTTGCCACGCCGGTCAATTCGTCCAACCCCGGCGCGGTGCGGATCGTCTCGCAGACGCTGGCGGACGCGCTGGAAATGGCGTCTGACGGCCTGACTTACGTGGTCGGTTCCGGCTATGCGGCCTTGAACTACGAGGCTGTTCAGAGTTTCACCGCCACGTTCGAATTCGTCGATGATGTCGGCGTCCACCAAGCCACGCAAGCATTCACAATCACGGACGTGGTGGACGGCCCGACCACGGCGGGGGCGGCGCAGACGATTGCGGCGTTCGTCGGCACCCCGCGCCTTGGCACCGCCATAACGGGCGACTTGGACGACATCATCGTTTCCCCGTCCGGGCGTCCGCTTTCCTTCACCGTGACGCGCGGTTCCGTTGGGTCCGGCAATAGCTGGACATGGACGCCAGACGTGTTGGGGCCGATCACGCTGACCTTCAGCGCAACGGACGCGGATGGGCAGACGGTCATCGTTCCGTTTGACACGACCGTTCTTGCGGCGAACCAAGCACCTGTCGCGGGGAATGTCACCCTGACCGTCATCGTGCCGCCACCGCCTGCCGCCGTCGCGCCGTCGAACACCGCCGTCCCGGTCATCAGCGGCACACAGAAGGTCGGCAACACGCTTTCCACCACGTCCGGCACATGGACGGGCGATGCGCCGATCACCTTCACCTACAAATGGCAGCGGTCCAATGACGGATCGTCCGGCTGGGCCGATATTTCGGGCGCGACTGCGGCCACCTATGACCTCGTGGCGGCGGACGACCAGAAGTATGTGCGCTCGGTCGTGACGGGCACGAACGCGACCGGTAGCGCCACGGCGAACTCCGCCGCTTCGTCGCAAATCGTCTACGACGTGCCGACGAACACGGTTGCGCCGACGATCAGCGGCAACGCCACGGTCGGCCAGACGCTTACGGCGGTCGATGGCACCTTCACCCCGACCTCGACCATCACGCGCAAGTGGCAGAACTCGGCGGATGGATCGACCGGCTGGGCGGACATCGCGTCGGCAACAAGCGCGACCTATGTGCTTCAGGCGGGGGACCAGTCCAAATATGTGCGCTGCCTCGTTACGGCGACGAACTCGGGCGGGTCTGTCAGCACGGCGTCCAACGTCATCGGCGCGATTGCTGCCGCCCCGTCCGGTCTTGTGCTGCCTCCGACGCTTCTTGGAACGGCAGTATCACAGGCACTTGCGACGCAGTTTGAAACTGGGTCGTTCGCCACCAAGGACACGTCGATCCTTCTGATCGAAGTGCATACAGTCAACTCCGTCAGCACGACCCTCCCGACGACGTTCAACGACATCACCATCGGCGCGGCAGGCAGGGCGTTCGGCACCGGCACGTCGATTTCGATCACGCCGGTAAAGCAGAAGAACGCGTCTCGGATTAACACCCACGCCTTCATGCTGCTCGTTCCGGCTTCCGCATCTGGGCAGACGGTGCAGGTCCGCCTGACGGACGCCTCGCGCGGCACGGTTGTCAGGGTGTGGGAATACGACGGCGCGAACCGCACGTCGAACCCTGGCAATACGGCGCTGCCGACGCTCAACGGGTCGCAGACATCGACACCGTTCTCGTTCTCGACGGCAAACGCGGACAGCGCGGTGCACTACTGCGGCTGCAAAACCTACAGCGGCGTCACCATCACGATCACCGGCGCGACGGACATCGACCAGCGCACTTCAAGCGGCACGACAAGCTCGGAGGACATCGAAAGCTGGTCCGCCTACGAGGTCGCTGCGACGGCGGGAACCTACGGCATGACCGCTTCATGGAGCGGTTCGCAGAACCAAGCCGGTGTCGCAATCGAAATCAGGAAGGCATAGCGATGACGACGAAGCTGGAAGTGTGGGTCGAAAGTTCCGCCTCATGGCGGGGCCTGAAGCTGAATGCGGCGGGGGAACCCGTCTATGAGAGCAACGGCTCCAAGGTCGGGCAGGGGATGCGGATCACGCGCGTCGTGGACGTTCCGATCCCTCCGCCGCCTCCGCCCGTCAATCACCCGCCCGTCGCTGGCGACATCTCATTCGTGGGGACGATCAATGGCTGACTTCTTTGAGCAGTTCGGTTTGAACCTTCTCAGCCTGTCGTCGGACCCTGACCCCGGCGACACCTTCTCGATCTATCAGGCGGGCACGTCGGCAGGGTCTCTGGCCGCGCCTGTCTATCCGCAGACCTACAGCCTCTCGGTTGGGACGCTGACGCTGCTGTCCGCGAACGGCGACTTCAAGGTCACGCTCGCGAACAACAACTCGAACCCTGCCGATGGCGTGACGCAGGCGGTCGGGACAATCTACTTCAAGCTGATCGACAGCAACGGCGCGATTTCTGCGAACATCGGCCAAGCCACCATCAACCTGCGTTCGCAGTCCGGCGGAACCGCCCCGACGCCCGTGACTTCCGGCCTGCTGGCATGGTGGAAGCCGGACGCGGGCGTGACCCTTGCGGGGTCGAACGTCTCGCAATGGACCGACCAGCAAAGCAGCCGGTTGCTCACCGCAGTCGGTGCGCCGGTCATGACGACCGGGCCGTCTGGCGCGGCAATGGTGGCAATCAACAACAACGCGGGCTTCACCGGGACTAACCTATCCGGCCTGCCGACCGGGGCGGCGTCCCGCTCGATCCAGATGTTCTGGCGTCCGCGTGTGCCCTACTACGCGGGCGCGGGCTACGGGTCGAACGCGACCGATCAGGCGTTCACGAATGCCGTGGATGACGCGGGCGAAGTGACCTGCGACTTCCGCAACGGGCGGCTGGCTTCGGGTATGCGCCCGCTGAACCAGTATATCGCCACGACCGTCACCTATGACGGGACAACGGTGAAGGTCTACATCGGCGACGTGCTGGTGGCATCGCAGGCCAAGGTTCTCGCGACCGGCGCGTCCCTCATCAATATCTGCCGCACCTTCTCCGGCTTCACCACGCAAGCCGATGTGGGCGATGTGCTGATCTACGGGCGCGAACTGACGCTAGCCGATGTGGTCATCACCAACAACTACCTGCGGCAGAAGTTCGTCGGTTCGGCGTCGATCACGGACCCGACCTTCTCGGCGGCAACTGCTGTTGCTCAGACCTCCTTCACTGCGAACGTGACGGTTGGTGCGTCCTTTGGCGTCGTGGCATGGGCGGCGCGCACATCGTCCACCACGATGACCGAGGCTGAAATCCTCGCCGGAACGGGGGCCATTTCCTACGGGCTGGCTATCTCCAACGGCACCGGCACGGTCGCCATTCCGGTCACGGGCGGCGCGGCCTCGACGGCCTACTACGTCAATATCATCGTCTACGGTATCGCGGGCGGAAAATCGACCGTTGTGAAATCGTCCAGCGTGACGACAACGGCAGCGCCCGTTGCGAACCCGACGCTTTCCGCCGCCAGCCTGACATCGACCGGCCAGACCACGCTGGTCGGGTCTGTAACGACCGACCGGGGCAACGGCACACTTGAATATGGCCTGATGCTTTCGACGGCATTGGACCCGACCCTGACGCAGTTGGAAGCGGGCACGGACGGCAACGGCAACCCGCTGATCGGCGGGCTGCGGACGCAGGCCATCACGGCGTCGGGCGCGCAGGCCATCGCGATAACCGGCGCGACGGCGGCGACGACCTACAAGGTCGCATATGGACAGCGGGACGGCTCCAGCAACGGCTCCAACATCGTCACCGCATCCGCGACGACGGACGCCGCCACCGTCACCACGTCCCTGACGCCGGACTTCAGCTACACGACAATGGCGGCGGTCAAGGCGAAGCTGGCGGAATGGGCGGCGAACCCCGGCGGCACGGCCCCCACCGGCAAAACCCCGACGCAGACGCGCGTGGTCGCACTTTCGGCCCCCATCGGGTCCGGCGATACGCTTTCCGGTTATGACTTCTCCGCCATCACGGGCGGCGTCATTTTCCGGGGCACCGGACCCTATGGCTACAATTCATCGTATCCCTATGAACCCACTTGCGGGTCCGACATCAACGGCACCCTGACGGTCCAGAACTGCCGGAACCTTCAGGTCTACGGCATCACGGCGCGGAAGATGGTCGTCACGGGCTGCACCGGCTTCAAGCGCGACCGCGTGTCGATCCATTCCAAATGGTCAACGACGCGCTCGCAGCCGTCCGTCGCCGGTCCCGGCGTCGATTACACGAACTGCCCCGGTGTCGTTGACACGCGCTCGCATATCGGTGGGTTCAACACGCTGTCGGCCACGTTCCGCAACGGTTGCGACGACGGCGTGTTCGAAAAGTTCTATATCGAACAGTTTTCCAACGACATGTTCAAGTGCTTGCCGGGGTCAAGCACCTTGGCGCGCATCAAGGAACAGCGCGGCTGGGCAGGTCGCGACAACCTATCCAATACATCTGCGCATTCTGACTTCACCCAAAACCAGGCTGGTGTGACGCCCGATTACTACTTTTGGGGGAACTGCGCGATTGAGGGCGCAACGCTCAACGGCGTGTCGTTCCAAGGGGGCTTGTGGCAGTCGAACACGAACGTTTCCGACAACTGCATTGCATCGCAGAACATCCTTGCGATCCGGGGCCAAAATGCTCTGGCGACGGCGGCGGGCACCAACGACACCTGCTCTTACAATACCCTGCTGTATTCCGAACACGGCGCGCATGGGTCGGTGCAGCCTGCGGGCGAACTGGTCCCGAAAATCTCGGGCACATGGTCAACGCTGGAATACAACATCTCCTGCCGCGCGAACTCGGGCGGCTCGAACTCGGGCGGCACCGGCTCGATCATCATCACCTGCGGCGTAAACTTCAACACGGGCGGCGTTGCGACCCTCAATGAACTGATCCCACTGTTCCAAGGCTTCCCCGGCGAACAGACCTACATCGACACCGTGAAGCCGGTCGCTGGTGCGGTCACGCATTGGAACTACTCGGGCCAGAAGGTCGGCGCTTACCTGCGGGCGCAGGAAATCTTCCAGGACGGCATTCACCCCGGCAACGACGGCTGGCCGAACGCGGGCCGGTTCCGCGCGGAATACGACCCGAACAACACGCTGGGCATGTCCTACGATCCGGCGCTTGGCTTCGACTCGGACGGCAACGCGGCCACGGCTGCACCCACTTCGCTCACGATCAACAACCCGACGCTTCCGCTCTATGACCGCGACCCCTACGGCGTGGGCAGGGCGCGCATTACCTTCACGGGAACTCACAACAAGGACGGCTCCGCGCTTCGGATCAAGATTGTCAACAACGCGGACGCTTCCACGGTGGTCGATTGGGCCACCTTCACCGCCGGGGCGGGCGGCGCGTGGACGACGACGGTGGATGTCCCGCACGGCTGGATTGACCTGCGCGCCGTCGTGGACGCGGCGTCAAACGCCGCCGTCACGGCGACACAGACGCAAACCTTCCGCGTCGGCTATATCGTCGCCGTGCAAGGGCAGTCGCTTGTGCAGCGCCCGTTCACAAACGCGGCCTCGTCGGCGGCGCTTTCCGTTCCCGCAAAAACTCTTTGGGTCAAGCACAACAGCGCCAGCGGTTCGGCATCTGCTGCTCCGGTTGAGGTCAGCGGTTCAAGTATCCTGAACCTCCGCCGCATGGCCTGCACGGTCGCGGCACATTTCGACGCCCCTCTGATGATGGTGCAACTGTCTGAAAGCGGGACGGGTCTTGGCGAGACGGTAAACGCCGAAGAAGTCGCAGACCGCTCCTGGTATGGCACGGTCGAAACTCCGGTTCTCTACATCCGCAGCAACGGGTCCGATGTCGCGGCGATGCTTTGGCATTGGGCTGGCAACGATGCGACCAACGGGCAGACGCAATGGGAGCGGTGGGCTGCGCCTGCGTTGCTGAAGCAGCAACTAAACGGGCTCGGGCTTACGTCCGACGGCAGCGGCCTCCAGCCCTATACTTCCGGGTCGGTCGCTGCGGTTGCGAACCGTGGATATACGCCCGTGCACTTCTTCTGGGATTTGACCGGAAGCGGGCAGGGTTTGTTCAATCCAGCGCGCACCAAACTCGTGTCTTGGCACAACGCGGGCTGGTTCAACCCTCCTGGGACGAACGGTGGTTATGCCACCAACGACGTAGCGAAGTCGATTGAAGCCGATTACACGCGCCAAGCAATGAACGGGACGGCGATGGGGCAAATCTCGCTCAAGTCGGTTCCGGGATGGACGGGCCAGTATGAGTTCGGCGGTCACATCGCCATGCCCGGCGGAACGCACGTCGGCAGCAACACGGGCGAAGTCGATGGTGAAGCACTGGTCGCTGTCTACATGGCAATCGCTGCGGGCCGTGCGACAGGCGCGATGCTGTCCAAGGAGCCGCGCATCCTGTCGGTGACGGCTGGCAGCAACTACTGGGATGTCGTGGTGAACCTTCCGCACGGCGGCAACCTCTCGACGCCCTACGCAGAGTATCTGGCAGGTTCCTACGCAGGCTCGTTCGAGGCGACGAACTGGATTGCCCCCACGGCAACGAGCGAGGCGCAAATCCCTGCGCTCCACGCCGTTCAGGGCTTTGCGGTGTGGACCAGTGGCGTCGCTGACTGGGAGGGCTTCACGACAGCCATCACGGACGCCGGAAGCGGCACGGTTCCCAACAGGACGGGAACCATCCGTGTGACGCTAAATAGCGGCACCACGACGGGCAAGACGCTCTCCTTCGGCTATGCCTTCGCAGCGCACGTCAGAACCTTGGCTGACGCGAATGCCTCGCGTCCGCACACGCATCTGCCAATCGAAACCCGAACTCATGTTTCTGGCGCGGGCTACGGCTTCCCGGTCGTGCGGCACCAGAACGAGAAGTCGATAGCAATCTGGTGACGTATGCCGCGTATCGACCCAACCATATCGGCCGGAAACCTGCTCTCGATCGCGACAATCATCGTCGCGGTCGGGATTGCGTGGGGCCAACTGCGCTCGGAACAGGTCTATCAGCAGGACCAGATCAACGACATGAAGCGGGCGCGTGAAATTCGCATCGCGGCCACTGACCAGCACTTCCAGACCCTCGACGCTGCGGTCGCCGCCCTATCCATCCAGACCGCCCGCACCGACACCTCGCTCGGTGACATACGGGCGGGCATTGCGAGGATCGAAGCCAAGCTCAACAAGCTGGAGGAACGTCCGTGACGCCATACGAACTCGCACTGAAGGAAGTCGGTACTGTCGAGTGGGCCGAAGGCTCTAATCCGAAGGTCGTCGCCTATTACCGGGATGCCGGGCATTCAGAGGTCAAGGACGATGCGGTGGCGTGGTGTGCTGCCTTCGTCGGTGCGATGCTGAAGCGGGCAGGCTATCCGAACACGGGCTCTCTGGCGGCGCGGTCCTACCTGAACTGGGGCGAGGCGGTCGATCCGCAGAAGGCGCAACTCGGCGACATCTGCGTCTTCCAGCGCGGCGGCTCGACGTGGCAGGGGCATGTGGGCTTCTTCGCTGGCTGGGACAACGGCCGCATGAAAATCCTTGGCGGCAACCAGAAGGACAGCGTGAACGTCTCGCTCTACGGGACGGCGGCGCTGCTGGGCGTGAGGCGCGCAAAAGCCGTCGCTACAGCCCCGTCTCGTCCGAAGGCCACCGTTCCTCCTAAAACGCCGCAGTCGCCGTCTGTGCCCGTCCCCAAGGCGGCAATGGGCATCGGCGCGGCGGTGGCGGCTCTGCTGCTCGCGCTGACGCAGGCGGGGCATGATCTGATGGCGTGGATAGGAGGATGGTTCCAATGACCGACGAGCAAATCAAGCACATGGTTTCCCGCTTCCTTCAGTGGAAGCTGCCGGAGGATTTCAGCCCTGACGCCGGGATCTCGTTTCAGCGGGAATACAATGTCGAGTGGAACGCAAAGCGCGGCCTTCCTCCGTCTAGGAGCGAACCTGTCGGAACGAACCTTCTGACCTATACGCAGGCCGAAGCAATGGTGCGTCACATGCTGGAAGGAATGCCCGCATGATGGACGTGTCTTGCATCAACAGGGCAAAGCGCATCGCGGTTTTGGATGATGGGCAAACCCTCTCCATCGCCAACTTTTTGGACGCGGACGGCGATGAAACTGACGACGCCGATAGCGCCGTGGTCGGCATCGCCCCCGACAGCAATGGCAAGTGGTGGTCGATTGACCTGTCGCAATTCAGCGAAGTGGGGGCGAACTGATGAAACTGGTCGAAAACGCCCACATGGCATGGCGCTGGATAAGTGTGCAGGCTTTCGGACTGATCGCGCTCCTGCCTATCGTATGGGTCGCCCTGCCGCCGGAAGGGCAGGCGCTGGTGCCTGAGCAATATCGCCCGTGGGTCACGTCTGCCGTGGCGCTGGCGGGCCTTGCGGGGCGGCTGGTGAAGCAGAAGGGGGCGGAGTGATGGTGTCGTGGCTCATCGGATCGATCCTCCCGTCGATCCTGCCCTACGTCCTTGGCGCGCTGGCAATCGCAGGGGTGTGGCTGGGCGGCAGATCAAGCGGCAAGAAGGCGGTGCAGGCCGCGGCGGACAAGGAATACCGCAAGATGCGAAAGGAAATGGACGATGTGGAAAGCACTGGCAGCCTTAGTGCTGACGACGCTCGGAAGTGGCTGCATGAGCGTGGCAAATGACGCAGCGATCTGCGATGGGACGGCGGCAGCGACTACGGCTCACGCGGCGGCGCTTGCAACTGATGGCGGTCCTGCTTCAGTCGTCACGGGGCAGCGGCTGATTGCCCTGCTCGACGCCGGTTGTCATCGCTAGTCGTCTCGCCTTGATTTCCTTCTCGTTCAAGGTGAAGTAGGCCTGATAGAACGTAAGCCCGCCGACTGCTTCCCGCGCTTTCACGTTCAAATCCGCCGTCCTCTTAGGGCCTTCCGGCAGTTGATCGAACGCGGCTGACCATGCGTCCGCAAACGGCTTCAGCGCCTTTTCCAGCGCGGCAATGCGGTCAAGAAGCACACGATACTCGGTCAGCAATTCCGAACCGTCTTTCAGGGCATCCAAAAGCTTCTCGATCACTC